AATCCTTTCCACTCTTGTTCCGTATAAGTTCTTTCTCCTGGGGGAGTTGATTTTTCTTCTGACATTTTCTTTACTCCTTTTTTAACGTCTAAGTAGACGAATTTTGCCCCACCTTAACCCGTGGGAGGTATTACCGCTTAACGTTTGGCAAGTTGTTTCTTCTGTGTCTGTTGCCCCTGTCCTTGTGCTTCTGCTTGCATTGCTGCAGCTTCCATCTGTTCTCTTCTTTGTTGTGCTTGTTTCAATCTTTCTACTATATCTTCTTTATGTGCAACATCTGAGGCGTCAATAACAATGTCAGGCGGTATAATTTCACCATATATTTTGGCCATATCTAATAACATATCAAAGTTAGCAACCCGGATGGTTGGGTTAGTCGGGCTATTTGATATCTCTATCCCGTATCTTCCTACCTTCCGACTTCTAATAGCTTCTAATAACTGATCAACATTGGCTTCCATTTTAGCTTCGGAAGCTATTGCCATCATCTCTTGGGTTGTAAAGGTATTTCCGTACCTTATCATCTCGATCATAGTTTCAGAGTAGATCTTATGTGTATATTTAAAGTTGTCAAAGATGATCTCAGATCCGATTAATCCCTGGTTAATTCTCTGTCTATCCTTTATCCCGGATTCGCTTGTATTACCCGAAGCTAACATATTTTGATTAACATTAGCGATCTTGGGAGCGTCATTCTCTGCTAATTGCTCTAATTGTATGTGTCCGGTAGATAACTGGGTAGGTTCTATCTTTGTAGGCTTTACTTCTTCATATTCAATAACGTGGCCAGGAGAAGATCCTTCTTCTTGTAATTCATCAGTGTTAGCTCCACCCTTCTTTTTATTGAAAAACCCACTATTAGCATTAGTGTTCAATAAACCTAAGGCCTGGGAACGTCTCTTATTCTTTTCTTTCTGTGGATCAATAAGGTTATCTATTACACCAAAGTAGTTACCATTGATAAAATAGGGAATAAATCTGATTATAGGAAATTTAGTCATCTCTCCGTAAGGTCTCTCAACATTCTCTAATTCGATATCTCCCATTGTGGATGTGCAATTTAATACCGGAATAACCTGTTCTCTGACTGCCAGGATTGGATCTCTTCCTTCTTCTTCTGCCATTCTCCGGTCTTTTTCTAACATATACTTCATAACATCGATCTTGGATTTGTGGACTCTCTTCTTGTCCGTTTCTACTACATTAATGAGATAAACTGCTTTTTCGTATGATTTCCACCAGGTCTCTCTTAACCTGGCCTTGAATTTGTCCGGGCTATGTTCAAAGCCTGGCATACGATCTTTGTCTCTATTGTCCAGGTCATCATATTTGAGATCATCTATACTGTCTTTAACTTTAGGGTAAGTCAAGGCGGTCAGCTCTTTATCTGCCCAGAATGAACGTATAACATATTTACCGTGATTGAGGTCATACTTGGTATTGTTGGGATCTTCTGCAATATCATAGGGATTTTCGGTATCTGTAATAATTTCACCATTAAAAGGATCTTCTCTATATTTGATGTCAAGATTTAGAAAGCCTTTCGTTGATACAATACCATCCAGGAAAGCGGCTGATCTTAAATATAAGCCTAAGGATTGGCTCTCTATATTCTTGGCCAGCTCTGTCATTAATTGTGCTACCATCTGTAGGCCACCCTTTTTAGGGAAGCATTTTATATCGAGACGGTTCTGACGTTCGTAACCGGAAAGAAGGTTTATGATCGGGAATATTATATTTAAAGATAGATGGTGTCTTTTCTTGGCGTCCAGGTAGGCTATATCTTTAGCGTCCCACTGTTTGTCTCCACCTTCATACATACCATAGTTAGTCATAGATTTTATAATATATTCGGCCTGGCCTTTTACTGCCTCGCTCCACATATCTTTCATTAATGCTAATCTTACTAATTGATTCATACAATCAGCTCCTTTATAGGTCTAATACGCCTCTCTCTTTCTTCCACTCTATTACATCCGGCCGACCATGCCTCATTCTAAAATTCCCGGTAGTGATCTTAACCCTCATATGACCACCACATTTGTTACAAATAAGATTATTTCGTTCCTTCACCATACAAATTACCTCTTCCTCTTCTCCACATTTAGAACATTTTAATAAATAATTAGGCATTGTTTCTCCTTAGTTATTGCTTAATTCGACAACGTTTGTACCATTATTAGGATTGTCCGGACAATTATAGATCCGTTCTAACATAGGAATATCATTTAAAATAAATCCTTTAAACCTCTTTAGATCTCTTGTTATTACTAAGTATTCTTCATTGGTAAGGATCACGTCTGTTCCTGCTTTCTCTATTTTCTTGACCAGTGGTGCTATTTCCATTATGTCCGGACCATTTAAAGCAAACTGAGGATGAGTTAATATACTCATCAAAGTATTCCTAAACTTGTAAGGTACAATCCTGTCTAATCCCTGTTGGTCCTTCATTGTTATAGAGTAATTGTCTAAATTTAACTTCTTCATTTATCTCTCCTTTCATTTTGGTTTTACAGCCCATCTTTAGCCAAAGCCCTCAACGGGCAGTTGATTAGGCACTCATCGCTGTTCCGCCACTATTTCTCCGGTATATTCTCTTAAAAGTCTTTTCTTCTGATGACTTTGAAACATCATATCCCTGAGCTTGTCTTATGTTTATTGCTGCATACCTACCGGAAGCTCCGGCGTGAGTGTGTTCGTCTCTTCTTTCAAAGTCTGTATATCTCTCCTGCTGCTTATTCCAAACCTTTCCCCACTGTTCCAGGTGCTTTCTTCCTACTTCTGTTTTGACTGTATCGAAAGAACAAAGACCTAAGAGTCCTTTTAAAGCTTCACATCCATTTAAGAAACTGGCATAAGGAGTCTTCTGGAAGTTTATCCCTACCTCTTTAGCCCAGGCAAAATGATCCTTTGCTGCTTCTTCGTCTCCTGCTTTCTCTTTCATCACTATGTCCCAGGGTGCGAAATGTCTACCGTAAAGATAACCCTTATCTTGTAACTTCCTGGCCCAGTAAGCCCAAGTCCCACCGATTGCTTCTTCGTAATCTATAAATCTTACTTCTCTCCCTACTTGCTGCACAAACCATATTGCGTCGTTATCTCCGATATCCCAGTAGGTATCTACCAGGTAAGAAGGATCGTAAGGTAGAGAGAGTATCCTACCGTCTACCTCTGCCTGTTGTAATTGCCGTCCTACATAAGTACCTTCGACTCCCTGCATAAATGAACAGAAAAACTCTTGTTGAGCAAAGTCCTCTGTCATTCCCATCCGAATCTCTTCGTCTACCATTGCCTGGGTGATCAGTCTCCGGTTAAACTGATCGTATGTATCTTTAATGGTATGAATACAAGTAAACCAGTTCTTATTCCTTATGGCTCTCTCGTAAAGATCCTTAAAGTGATTATTCCCGTTAGGTGTACTCTGAAATATAGCCCAACCGCCATTTTTCATTAAGATCGGTTTTACTACGTCCCAGGCCCCAGGATGTTGCCTGGCCTGTTCACTAAATATAACTCCCCTGGGATTTGTCCCTCTCATAGCTTCAAAACGGTTTTGGTCCGTACCTATTATTTGAAACGTTGAGAGTCCTCTGTTCCCCTGGGTATACATTTCAAAGTTCATATTTGTACTGTTAGGTTTACCGTGTATAATTCCAGCCGGTAAGTATAATTCTAAAAACTGTTTCCCTGCTCCGTCTTTGTCCGGATCGGTATATCCCTTCCAAAGGATCTTCCTGCCCTGGGTCTGAGAAGGGAATACATAATAATATAACCCTGGATTTTCCCACATCTCCTGAACTATTAGGTTAAATCCCCTTATATCCTTCCCACAACGTCTATGATCAACCCAAACCCCTCTCTTGTAGCCATCGCGGAGCATGTTATAACTTGGAATTTGCCAGTAGTAAGCGTCGAATACAGGTAGATCTACTTGGTTTGGTGCTTCTATGATCATAAAATTGTTTCAATCTCCTTCGGGATTTCTTTATGAACATCTTCTCCCCGGATTTCTTTTTCTTCTACCTCTTCCGGCTCTTCGTCTTTTATAACCGGTTTTGCTCCTGCTTGAATAAAGGCCTTGACTCTTATTGTGTCCGGTACTTTTATATCTATTTCTTGTTTTAGAGGTACATATCTATTCACAAAATTTTCAAGCAGCCTGTTATCTTTTTTTAATTGTTCAATATAATGCTTTAATATACTCACGTCATTGGTTTTTTCATATTGTATTGCCATATTAGTTAAATCATTTAGTGTATAGCCTTTTTTTGGCATTCTCCCAATAACATTACCTTTGGCGAATACTTTCTTCCCACTTTTCCCAATAGTATAATTTTGATCTTTGAGATTTCTTGAGATTTTATCCATACATATATGGTACGTTTGGTAATTGAGTCAATCAAGTTTTTATTTTTATTGTTGCCATTTACCTATATATAAGAAGGGTTACAGCGTTTCGAGGGAAAATATTTATATGAAGATACTTTGAGGATTAAATGAAGTGGCCGGAGCTGTTAAACCCCGGCAACTCTTATTAAAATAACTTTTCTAATTTTTCTAACTCATCGTTGATAATATATCCGTGTTTCAGTCCTGTCAGCTTACGCCGGATCTCATCGATGTATTCCTTAGCTTTACTTTTCCTAAGTGCCACCGACGGTTTTTG